GGCCTACTAAGTAATCAGCGAAAGATGGAGGCAAGCTGTCAAATGCAGAATAGCCCATAGAGATAGCATCCCAGTCAGAACGAAAATCGTCCTTACATAGTTGCAAGTTAACCTGAAAAGTCTCTGGCTGTAAGATTCTCTCAGCGAGAGTTACAGAAGAACTGTCAGTAAAGTCGCAAGTGTCATCAGCAATCAAAGTTCCTGTTGCAAGAGACTTGATTACGGCTTTAAACTTGACGTTTGGTTTTACTGTAACACCACCATTTTCAATAGTGTTAGCAGATAATAATGCAGCAGAGATAAAGCCTTGCAATTTCTCACCAGCATAAGTTGTAGTAATAGATGTTGTTGTTGCCATTTTTATTTAGAATAATTAATTATTAAACATTTTATTAAACACTCTGTCTTTAGTAGTCATTGGTCTGTTTCCACCAATAACAAATCTAGCTTTGCTTTCAACGCCAGACTCAGGAGAGTGAGAAATTTCCTCAGCATCTTCTGATAAATCAGAACTTAATTCTGCTGGTACTTCTTTTTTATACTCTTCTTCTTTTTTCATAAGACTTTCAATTACTTCCATGAACTCTTTTTTCATGTCAGATAAGTCTTGCTTAGTTGCGTATTCAGGAGCAGCAGCTTCTTCTTCTACCACTTCTTCTTCTACAACCTCTTCTTCTTCTTCAGCTAGCTCAGTAGTTTCTTCTACTACTTCTTCGCTAACTTCTTCTTGAGCTTCTAACTCAACGTTCTCTACTACTTCTTCAGAAGATAACTCCTCTTTGACTTCCTCTACAGGAGCCTCAGATACTTCTGCTTCAGCAGATAGAAAAACATTCTGTAGTTTCTCTAAAATTTCTGTAGCTTTCATAAATTAAAGGTTTTTATATTAGTATAACAATAAAAATGAACATTGTTTCATTTTTATCGGTTTTAGTTGTAATTTCTTATTTCAACGTAAACTTCGTTTAGTCCGTTATTTTTTTGGTCATTTCTTATGTCATAGTTATCTAAGGTCAATGAGTTTTCAGAACCCCAAGAAATGTTTTGAACAGTATCTTCCCCACCACCTGATGCTGTGAACCACGCCTTGTCTTCTTCTAGTTCCAAGCCTGAAATTGTTGCCTCATAACTTCCTGTACTTGAATGAGACCAAGATATAGTTGAGCCAGTATTGTTTGATATTACTACTACTGTAGGATTGTTAGTTCCAGTTGCACTTAGTCTGGCTGCGTAAGAGGTGTAACCTAAGACTTGTTTCTGTAGGTTTTGGAATGTTATCTTCTTAGTAGTACCTCCGTCAACAACTACAAATTCATCAGCATTTACTAAATCAGTAGTTGCTATTAATTGTGATATTTTTTTATTAGACATTATAATTCAATTTTATTGTTAGTTTCTTGTCGTAGCTCAAAGCCGTTTTCCTGAAGTAAATAATACTCTAGCACCCCAGTAATCACTCCTATACCTTGCTTCCAGTAGTCAGGAGCATTACAGTCCTTACAGTTGTTTATTGTATATGTGTTCTTACACTTGCAATAGGTCGCCCTCATTTCTTGCTTGATTTAGGATGTTTAGCTGGTAACAAATCGTAGTCAGTAGTGTACTTAGCGTTTTGTGGTCTACCATTCTTTACTAGATACATAAAAGCGTTTACTCTTGCGTGTGCCCACTGACTTGCTGATTTTACGTTAGGAGAGTGGCTAGTGTTAAACGCCCCTAGACCTCTCTGAAATACAGATGCCAGCATACCGACTGTTACGCCATATCCTAGCTTTTCTTTGTACTTCTCATTAAACTCATCAGCTTTCTTTTGTAGGGCTTTTCTGTCCCTTTGAGACACCTTAGCTCCAGTCTTACCAGAAGCGTCTCCCTTAGCCGTTCCCTTGCCCTTTGGACTTGGGTTAGGTGTGTCTGACTTAGGTGCTTTAGGGCTCTTTTTAATGTCTCCTCTGGGGCCTACCTCTGCCATTTTTGTACACTTGCCACCTTTCTTTTTGTAACCTTTAGGGCATTTGTCGTACATATCTACACTGTGTCGCTCACATGGCATATACCACTCTTGACCGTCAACTTCGTGTATGTGATATCCACCACACCCTATGTCCTTAGATATCTTTTCAGCCTGCTCTTTGGTTTTGTAGGCTAATCTGTCATCGACTATTATGTAGTCTTCTCCGACCATAATAGGTTCTTTCTGTAGTTTTTCAGAGTCTATCTTCTTTAGTTTTCCGATAGCCCAGTTAACTCCAGCAGAGCCACCCCAAGCATCCCACATAAGACCACCGCATCCCTCAGAATAAGGTACGTCTTTATGTTGTTGATGTCTTTTGAAGCTAGCCATTCTTGCAATCGTTGAGCGGCTGAGATTAGCACCTCTAGCGAGCTGTGCGGCTCTCGTCCAGCCTACACTTGTGCCACAAGAACTACCATTCTTCTCTTTCCAAGCTATAGCTCTCTTAGCGTTATTTCTAGCAGCCTGTGGATAGTCTCCATAGGTTTTTAACTCTACGTTATTAGCTGCACTTAAAATCTCTTGTATCTCGTATATCTTGGCTAAGTCTTCTGCTGACAAATCTTCTTCAACACTTTCTTTAGGGCCGTTCTGGTTTTTATCACTAAAGAACCCCTCAATGCTAAAGCCTTTTACTTTTTCAGTCTTAACAAACTCTTCCCATATTTCATCGTTGTTTACCTTTACAGAAACCATCCAAGTTCCAACAGGCATATTTAGGTTGTACTTGCGAGACTTGTCTTGTACTTCGTCTTCAATTATCCAAGACTCTACAACAGATAAACCACCAAGCTCAACTTCGTGTTCTAAGGTTGAGTTATTTTGTTTACCCCTTGATAGAAAAAGCTGTGATGCTTTTCTTACTGTGTCTTCTGAGAAGTATATCTTGTATTCTTTGTCTCCACTCTTTCTGTATATCTGCTTGTTTGGTATAAGAGCAGCACCCATTAGGATTCTCTTCTCCTTGTCTACCTCTGCAAGCTTTATCTCTTGTGATTTAAGAGCAATAAAGTCTTCTTCAATAGCTGGATTCTCAACGATAGAGATAGCTTCTATGCCACCCCATTCGTTTTCCTCGTCTATGAATAATTCAAATATATCTAAGTTTTCCATAATATTATAACAATTAATTTTGTTTTTATTTCTAATTGTCTCCACCAAATGTAGCGTCAGACTCTATTATGTTATCTAACTGTTGTTGTGATGTTATTTGTGAGCTCACAACATAAGATTGAATAGGCCCTTGATTAAGTTGACCTCCAACAGCCTGTGCTAATTGGTCTTGTCCTGTAGAGCCAACAAGATTAAAGTCAAAGGTTCTTCCGCCTCCGCCTCCTGCGGATGAAGGTGCAGATGCACCACGACCGCCTCCACTAGCATTTAAAGCACTAAGGGCCTTTGCTGTTTGAGCAACAGTGCTTGCTATTCCACCAACCAAATTTACTTTTGCTAATGTATTTGCTCCAGTCAAATAAGCAGGGCCAGCAACAGGCCCTAATGTTGCTGCGTGAGCGGTATTTGCTAATGTTGCCGTATTGTAGCTTTGAAACATTTGAGCTATAGAGGCTGCTTTCTCAGCAATTATAAAGGCGGCTCTTAGTTTCTTGTTTTTCCCAGCCAATCCTTGTAGATTTCTAAAAATACCCTGAGCGTGTTTTAGCGTTGCTTCTGCAACCTTTTGCTTGTAATGTTCTGTGTAAAATTCAGCAAGCTCTTCTGAGGTTCTAATCTTTTGCATTTCTAGCGCAAGACCCTTTCTAAGATTTACTAAAGTTTCATTTTTAGCCATTTCAAACATAACCTCTGGAGACTCTCCAACGCTTGTAATTCCAGATGGGGTTAGGTCTGACAAGCCTTCTTGCGCCTCTTTTTTAGGAAATCTTATCTCGTTTATTTTCTCTAAATACTTTTCTATCTGCTCCTGCAAAGGCTGGTAAGCTTGGTTAGTTAAAACAGACTCTTCTTGTATCTTCTTTAATCCTTTTATCTGTGCATTATACCAAGCAATAGTACCCCTTAACAAGGATGGGCCTTCCCCATCTCTATCTGGACTCAGTAATCCATTTATCTCCCCAAGCAAATCTCTTTGTCTGTGAAATGCGTCTTCAAGGTCATTTAAGGCTGAAAGCTGCTTTAAGTAACCCAATATTGTTGCGTCACTTTGGCCCGCTTTCAACGCAAATTTCATTAAATCATTAACGACCTTTCTTTTATTTGTTATGTCGTCTAATGATGTTATCTCGGCATCTTTTAGCTGTGAAGCTATTTCTTCTACCTCATTTATTTTTAACTTTAATTTAATCTCGTCCTCCTTCATTGATATAAATTCAGATAAAGCCTCTGTTTGCTTTTCGGTATTACCTATATTTTCCATCAATATTTTAGACAGCTCTTTGTCGCTCTCTGCTGCTGCTTTTAAAGCACCATTTCTTTGTTCTATAGATAGATTTGACTCTTTTAATATAGAATCATAAATTTTTAGCGTATCTACCTGTTCCTGTAATTCTTCAGTAAAACTTTTAGTAGAATCTTCAGCCTCTTTACTTGATGAAGAAAAATAGTCTATAGCGGCAATAACAGCTTGAAAAGCAACAAGAATACCAAGTGGGCCTCTTAAAGCCCCAAGAAGACCTGTTATTGCGTTTTTCATTCCGCCTGCTTGCTTTGCAGCGAAAAACAAGTTTGAACCCAACTGAGACAAGTTGTTAGCCATACCTCGAATTCCATAAGGAGCATCAGAAATAACCCTTCCCAGTTCAAGTGCAGAAGATGTCATTCCTCCAGTCGCCATAGATGCCCCACCCATAGCTTGCCCCAAGTCAGCAACACCCTGACCTAAATCAGCGTACTCTTGGCTTCCAATTTGTGCGTTTTTCTGAAGATTTCTAAGCGATTGTGCTTGAGCGTTTATCTCGTTTTCTGTCATAGACAAAGAGCCTAAAAGCTCTTTGTTTGCTTTGTTTAGGTCTTTGACATTTATTGTAGTCTTTGCAAATTGACCGTTAGCGTTTCTTAAAGCACCAGTTGTTGCGTCTAGTTTAGCCTTAACGCCTTCGTCAGTTAGTATTAGCTTCCAAGTTATCTTCTTGTTTATATCTGCCATTATCTTCGTTTTATCACGTTTTTAAATTCACTCCAGTTTGTTGGAGATTGATATTTTCCTTTTGCTATTTTTATATCCTCATCATCAACATACAAATCACTTGATGCGAGTATTTCTATTATGTTTCTTAGTACGCTCATGTTAGTTTACTTTCGGTTCTTGTCATTAGCTCTAAATCAGCCTTACCTGTGTTTAAGTTTAGCTTCATCTTGTTTATTCCGTACAGCCTGTTGCCTATAGTAACCTCATCATCTAAAGTCATTCTGAGCACCACACTTACTGGTAGAAATGCTTTTACCTTTAGTATTCTTGACCTTCTGTTGTATATATCTTCAACATACTCCTCATAGTATGTTTTAAATAGGCTAGTTGTGTTTTCTACTTGATGGAACTCATCAAACTCACTTCCGAAGTTTATTGACTGAGCTTCTACAAAGCTCAAGCCACTGTAATAAGACCTCGTATTAGATGCTCTTATGTATTGTTGAAATGAGCTGTGTGTTCCATTTGAGTTGTCAAATGATATTTGTGAAGGAGGAGTGTTTCCTGATGGAGCTGAACTTAATTGCTGTTTTATGCCGTAAAAAAGTATAGGCTTAGTTAAAACAGATTCTTGGTCCTTATTCACAAGCCAACCCCAGCCAACATTGGTATTTGCGCCCCCTGTTTGATTTGTCATCCTCTCGTACATTATCTTCTCAAACTTATTCTTGACATTGTAAGTTCCTCCGTCAAATGCCAGTGTGCTAAATATCTCTGGGTTTTGACTTAAATTATTCATTCTCTCATTGCCAAACTCGTCAGATGTTATTTCATTAGAGTTAAGCACAGCAAATGTGCTTGGCTTCTCAAACTCAAAGTTTATAGTAGAATATAAGTTTGTTCTGTTCAGGTTTGCAACATTATTATCTACATAGTCTGTCAAGTCTATTGATTGTCCGTTGTCGTAATAATCAACAAGAGTCTTTACGTTTATCTTTTCATTATCATAATATGCCACTAGATTAAAGGTCTTAAACAGTGATGTAAGAAAGTCTATCACTTTTATGTCTGGCATGTTGCCAACTACGTTAAAGTTGTTTGAGCCTAGAGACGCAAGAGAATATTCGGATGTCTCTTCTGTACTAGAAACCCCAGTAAGCACCGTAGTCTTCTTTATTACTAGGTCTTGACCGAAACTGCCAACATTCTCTCCCTGAATAACAAACTCCAAATTTATTAGGGTATTAGTATTAAAATTTGCTTGAACTCTAAAATCAAAAGTAGTGCTAGTTCCACCTCCAGTTGAGTTGAAATACTCGACATTGTTTGTTGTATCTATAACTTTAACAGTATAATTTGCGCTAGGAAATGGAGTTGTTACGGTGTATGTTATATCATAAAATTGAATGCTATAACTAGGGTATTGAAATGAGTAATAAATACGCATAGGTCTAGCGTCATTACCGCTATCTAGCTGAAAATCGTCAATATCTGTTACTAAAGTACCACCCTCTTCAGCATATCCGCCTTTTTCTTTGCTTAAAAATAAATATAAATCATAGAAATCTAAATTTGTTGTAGAGAAGAAGTCTGTGCTGAATGTAATTCCATAAGTTTCTTCTATTGCTTTTATTATATGATATACCCTTATTCCAAACTTTAAGTCTGAATACGTGACCCCTCTTGGGGTCGTTGATGCGGTGGGGGATATATTCCTAGATTCGCTAGCACCTTCTATTGGATTTAATCCACCATTTGTGCTGTCGTAAAAGTAATAGTTTTGCGCACTTATAAATGGAGCACACAAGTCTCCAGCGTCAGTTCCAGTATTCGACACTAAAGACCCACCGCTTAAATTATATCCATTTATAAATGCATTTCTGACATTTAAACTATTGTACTCAAGTTCAAACTGATTCAAGTAAGTAGCACTTAAATCTTTTAGCTTGTCATCAGAAATCAAAGACTTAAGACTCACTGTTTCTCCGTAGAATATAACACTATAGTTCTTAGCTCTGTTCTTGTTAAGAGCTGACCCCTTTAATGTTAAACGACCCTTTTTGTAATCAACACCGTTTATTTTTATCAGTGCAGGTACTTTTATTCTAGCGTCAAATCCACCTACTGATATATCCCAGTTATAGTAGTGAGAAAACAGCTTGTTATTGTTTTTAGACGCAGGAACTTTAAACTCTTGAGTAAACTCCGTAAACACCTTTCCAATATCTCTAGCGTCCTTTATAGAGTTGTTTATGTTGATGTCTTCAAAGTCAAACAAATCAACTCTTTCGTAGCCTGTGCCTGATTCGTTGTCTTTCTTTATGTATAATTCTACCTGTCTTCTCATTAATTTGCTAGGTTTATCTTGTCAAATGCAAAGTCAACTTCTATGTTGTAGTTTATTAACTTGTCGTCTAATTGAGTCTTGTACTTTATTGACGATGTTTTTATATTTACTGGAAGTGTCTTGTTGTCGTAATTAATCCAAGTGACCTCACTAAGCATAAGTTGTTTAAATATCTCATTGTAAGACTCTGGGTAGAATCCACTATTAAGCTCTAATGACTCCTTTCCTGATGAATATATGTTTTTATACTGATGACTAGACGTGCTGTAGCCAGTAGTAAGAACCCCATACGAGTCTAAAGAACTAGAAACCACAGAAGCCCTGTATTGCTCATTCTCTACCTCTGTGGATAGATTAGACCTTTTATAGAACCAAATGTCTTGTAACGCACCAAACTTGTTTACGAATGTAATCTTGTATGGCTCGTATTTACATTCCTCTACATTTGTTACTGTTATAAGGTCAACAGTTCCGTCAGTTCCAGTTATGTATATTGTATCTACAGGATATATTGTGTTTGCGTCCTCAAAGTTCTCTATGCAGGAATTATTCTCAAACACCCCTCCATCTAAAAGCACTCTTTGTATGAAGCTGTCAAATCCACTAACTACGTCACTAACGTAAAGTATTTGCTCATCACAAGACAAAGACGTTCCCACCTGAGTAGAGTATGTCATTTCTCCCTGATAACTAAACTGAACGGACTCTGTAGCCGCCCTAAGCACAGGCACCCTAACTGGAGAGTCGTCTAGCTTAGATATGTTAGTGTTGGATTGCATAAGAGCTTTTGTTATCTCTGGATTGAATCCATCCTCAAAATATCCATAGCCGTCAAATCCTATGTATATTTGTGGGTCTCCTACTAATGTTGAGTATTTTGCTTGAGTTGCAGAGTTTTTTGTGCTGTAAACTCCGTTGAAATCACTTGGAATAAAATCTCTTGAAAATGGACTTATATCCGAAAGAGCGACACCCTTAACATAGGTTATGGTTGAATCAAAACTAAATCCAGTAGCAGGGTCAAAAGTGAAAATCTCATTATTGTCAACATCTAGCTCAAATCCAACAGACTCCTCTGATGCCGATTGATTGCTTTGTATTACATAAGGGCTTCTTGATAGTATGTTCGTGAACCCCCTATTGACAGTTCCAGTTGTTGCGGTTATAGCACCTGATGAATTAGAGCCTCCAGCCACAACAGAAGAAAAGCTAATTAGTCTATCTCCTAGAAGAAAGTTTTTTCCAGTAAAGTTCACTGTAGCACCATAGTCTCTTAATTGCATTTTACCGCTTATAGATATATTGTCTCCGCTAGACAAGGAGCTAATAAAAGACAGAAGCGACTGAGATTCTTCAGTTCCAGTTGGTGTTGGATAATCTGCTGGAGAAGTCCAAGTAAGCGTATTCCCTCCAGAGTCAGTTACTACTATTGTGTCGCCAGTGCTAAACTCGGTTGTTATGTCTATGAGTACCTTGTTGTATGTTACTATCATTTTGTTTGTGTTATTTTATCTACAGCTTCGTCTATTGCTCTTTTAAGCACCTCTAAAAGCTCATCACTTATGTTTTTTTCAATATTTCTATAAGACCTCATTATCACATCACTTCCACTCCAAGAGCTTCTGTTGATGCCTCTTGCTATTCCAAATGCGGCCCTCTTATAATTCATTGGGGTCTTTCTAACAAACCTACCCCTGTAACCCCTTATGGATAGCTTCTTGTATTGCATCCACTCTGCAATCCTACTAACCATAGCTGGAGAAGGCTCTTTACTGGTGGCTCTCTTGCCCTCACTTATAGGGGCTATGTAATTCTCCCAGCTTAAACTCAGTGTTTTATTTGAAACATCAGAATTTATGCTTTTAATAAGCCTGCCAGACGCTTTGTTTCCGTCTTTTAATATCTCGCTTTTAAGCTCTGAAACATAATATTCCCCAGCTTTTTTTAAAGACCGTATTAAATCACTATCTAAACTCATTCGCAGCTAGCAGGAAGTCCTACGGCTGCTGCTGCAGAGCCAGATATACCAAAAGAACCATCCTGTGTCTTTTTAAGCGTTATACTTGTTTCCCAGCCAGCAATCTCATTATCGAATCTCTCCTTGAATGGCGTTGCTATAGGTTCGTCTTGTAGTCTGGTAAAGTTCTCTCCTACTAAGTCTAGTTGCCTAAGCGCATTTACTAACTGCGTAGTAACTCTTAGCTGTGTGTTAAGAACGTCTTGTGTGTTGTCGTTTCCATAGAAATCGTCAACACCTAAGTCGGTATTCATCTTATCAACAATATCAGCAGCAATTATATTCAGCCTGTACTCCATTGTTGAAGTCTGTATTGTTACTTGCTCCAGAACCATGTGTAACAAAGGAAAGGTCGTATCTTTATTCAAGTCAACATCAGCAATCTCCCCAAAAGTAATCTTATTAGTGAAGTCGTTGTCTCCTATTAGTTGTTTAATTAAGTCTATTAATTCGTAAAAGTTCATATATTATTTTTTGTATGCTTTCTTTATTAGCAAATTCTCTACTTTGTTTTTATCCTTTTCGTATTCTAACATCATTAAACACTTATGAACACTGGTTTCTGTAATTTCATCGATTCTTCTGACATCTCCCTTAGCAAGCGTGTGTAATGATTGATACCATCCCCATTTTCTTCCAAAGTTTGCTTGAGCTGAGGTGTCAGCTCCGCTCTCTTCAATTCCTTCTGCAAATAATCCAGAGTAAGATGAGGCAATTTTGTTCCTAAACGATAAAAAAAAACCGAAGCACCTAATGCTACACTGACTGGCATATCTAACATAACGTCAGAATACCTGCTAGAGCCTCCATAATCGTCTATGCGATAAAACTCCCTCTTCTTGTGTATAATGGGTCTGAATAAAACAGCCATAGCCTTGTGCATAGTCTGCCAGTCCATCATATAATTTTCCAAGTCAATGAACTCTCCAAAAGATATGTCGTCTAACTTAGGTATAAAACCAAACTCAAGTTCCGCATCATTACCCTCCTTGTCTTTGCCACTCATAGTAAACTTCCTAATCAAAGGTGTCTCTGAGTTAAGGCACGCCATTAAATGCTGTATGGTACTTTCAAACGAAGCTAACGGTATTTTAAGCGTATCTTCTATTGGTAGCCCACAAAATATCTGAAGCATCTTAGTCTTTATGTAGACTTCATCTTCCTTATCCCACTTCTCATAAACCTTAAGGTATTGCTGATATTGCTTAAGCGTAATACCAGATAAATCCAAAGGTATCTCCAAATTTATTTCATTCATAGTATTATAACAATATTTGATGAATATCATTTTATCATAGATATTATCTATAGCTAACTAAGTATCAATACTTTTTTCTTATACACCCAAAATGAAAATAGTGGTTTATTGTTATAAGTGTATAGCAGTCGCAAATCTGCCTAAGTTGCCAAACTTCTATAGAGATATAGTTGGTTCAGGTAAATCAAATCTCCTTAGAAATTGCACTACTTAATCCTTTGTTATTTTCGCTGATGCCCAAGTAGTATTCAACCTAACGAGTATAAATCTATTTTAAAATAACTATCTTCCTAAGGGGGGCATCATATTAAACATAAACTTGTTTCCAGATATATTTCTGGAATCAATAAATCAGTTTTAGTCAAAAAGAGTTTTGACCCCCACCATATTAAACGTGATTGAAATCATTGGAATGGATAACTACACAACCCACACTTGCAATTTACGTCAAAATGACAATTCCAAACAAATCTGCTGACAATGTGTCAGTCTCTTATTAGCTGATATAAAGCGTTTTAAGACGCTTTGCGCTGAAATTGATAGTTGAGGTTAAAGAAAAAGAGTTCGTCCATTAGGAGGGCTTAAAATCGGCCATAAACTAAAAACTAAGCTACAATTGAACCTCAAACAATTACAAAAATAATTGCATAAAAAAAGGGGCTAAAATATAGCCCCTAATTTGTGTTAATATGTATTAAAATTTAATGTTTCAATAGATATAAAACTTCTTTATAAATTTGTTTGTAGCTGTGTTCGGTTCTTAATCTCTCATAGCTTTTAATATCTCCTAATATTGCGCTAACTTCATAAGAACCAAAATTGTTTATTAAGTTTTTATATTCTTGTATCATAATTAATAAATATTTATTTGTTTTAATATTTGTTTTAATGTGTAATTTTGTTGGGAGTTCAAAATATAATCCTCTTTGAAGATATCCAACAATTTAAAATTGTTATACTTTGGTTTGTATCTTACAAAGTTATCATTTAAAGTATATTCGATTAGCTTTTTATCCTTATCAATATTAAAAGAGATAAAAGTTTTTTGACTCTTTAATATATTCAATTTTTGTGAGAGTGTTAATTTCATCTGATTAAATTTAAATTTAGTTCCTTTGCCACAAAATTAATGTGCTTCTGAGTGGTAACAGACCACCAGCCCAGCTGGATAAGGTTTGCACCCTCAATGGTAGCGACCTTTGTATTATAGGAATAAATATTGTTTCCTACTTTGGTTAAATTTGTTTTGTATCTGTTAAATTTTGTTATCATTTTTATAAGGTTTTAAAATATTGGTTATTAAATTTGAAAGGTTCTATATTTTTAAAGGGGTCATATATTATTATTTCAGTTAAGTTGTATTTTAAAGCTATGCAGTCTTGAGTTAAAACGCTGCAAAGATTTTCGAGTATTTCGCAAACCTTAGAAAGTTTATACGGACTATTTGAGTAAACAATGAGCGTTTCTTCTTTATGGCCGTTATATTGGCTAACTTTAGTTTGTGATGATTTAACCGTTAAGCCGTTATAATTAAGGCGGCTAATAATCTCTGAGGGCGTGAAAAGGTTATTTCTTAAGCCTATATTTAAGTAAATTTTGTTTTGTCTTTTCATCGTGTTTTTTATTTGTATGATTTTATGAGTTTTTCAATTAAGTAATGATTTTTTAAAGTGATAAATAAATCATCAAAACAAGCCCAGCTTATACCCTCGTTTTGGTTATCGTCAAAATACCAGTTTGGCAAACCTTTTTTATTGTGGTATTTTATTATTTTCTTTTCTAATTTTATACTATTTTTAGAAGATAAAAACATCTCTCGGCCTTCTTTTGTTTCTGTTAAAAACTTGAAGAGTATTTTGTTTTCTTCGTTTGCGTGTTTATTCATTTTATTATTTTTTTAAATTAGTGTTTTTATTTTTTTGCCTCTTGGCATATTTTTTCAATATCTCGTTAAACTCTTTTATTTCTTTTTTTGTGGGGTTATTTGCCCTTTCTAAAATTGTTTTGTTAATGTTCATTTTATTATTTTTTTAAATATGTTAATATTATTTTTTTATCCAAGTTATATTTTTGCTTCATCAATTTAATATACTTTTTTTGCGTGGATGTTAATTTATTTTTTTTCATATTAAAAAGAATTGAAACCATTTACTAAAATCATAGCAGTAAACAAACCGCCTACAATTATAGAAAAAATTAACATTGCTTTAATTTGTATATCTAAGTTTTTAAAAGTTTTCATTTTGTTTTATTTTAAGTTGTTATTATTTGTTTTGTCAAATATACAACTTTTTTTTAAGTACCAAACAAAAATAAATTTTTTTTTGTAAAATATTGTTATTTATATTTATTCTAAATAAGTATTAATAAATAATAAAAGAACGTCCGCACGAATACAAAAAATAATTGAATAAACCAAACAAAAATTAATTTTTTTTTGCGGTGGTTCGGTTTTATAATTGTATCAATAATTTAACAAACCCGAAGCAAGAAACAAACCGCCACCCCCCCCCCTCATATTAAACATACCCCCTCATATTAAACATAGGCTACCCCCTCATATTAAACAAAAAAGGGGATGCGTTTTATCCGCACCCCCCTCATGTTAAACAGAAATTATTTTTACATTTAAACTTTTAAGTGTTGTTCATAATAGCTAAAAAAGTTTTCAATATGTGCTATCTCTGTTTTGAACTGCTCATATTTTCCACTTGAGTAA